GGATTGGCAACACTTTCAAGCTGAAGCAAGAAAGTCTAGACGATATGCAGAAAAGATGGCTCAAAAGCAAAGAGAAGAACTAATTCAGCTTATAGGATATATAGTAGGTGGAATATTCTTTATAGCAGGAATAGGTTTTATTATTTACTTTGCAGCAAAGTGGGCAGGTAAGATATAGCTAAACGAAAGCTAAGAATAATCATACCGAATAACAATAAACCATTGCGTTTATTAACACCAGATAGAATACGAGAAATAGACAAACAATTAAATAACCCAATTAGAAAACAAGAAAAACGTAACGAATACTTAAAACAAAAACAACTACAAGAAAAAGTAAAGTATGCACAGTTACAGGAGAAATTAAAAGATGATTCAAGCTCTGATAGGACCACTCGCAAATCTCGCAGGAACGTGGTTTCAAAACAAAGTAGAAAAAACTAAAGCTGATGGACTCGCTAAAGTAGCAGAGGCTAAAGCTAGAGCAACTGTTGCAGAGAAAGTTGCTGCAGGTGAAGTTGCATGGGAAGGTAAGATGGCAGATGCTTCAGTAGATTCGTGGAAAGATGAATTTGCTTTAGTTGTATTACTAGCTCCTGCTATACTTGTATTTATTCCGGGAATGAGAGAATATGTTAAGAGTGGTTTTGAAATACTAGCAACTCTTCCTGATTGGTATCAGTATTTATTATATATTGCTATATCTGCATCATTTGGAATTAAAGGGGTAGGTCAAGCAGCAAAGATGTTAAAGAAGAAATAATACATGAAAGGTTACACTATAAAAGGTGGTCATAAAAGAGCAACCAAAAAAGGTGCAGGAATGACTAAAAAAGGTGTAGCCAAGTATCGTAGAGAGAATCCGGGAAGTAAACTTAAAACTGCAGTAACAGAAAAAAATCCAAAAGGCAAAAGAGCAAAAAGACGTAAATCTTATTGTGCAAGAAGTGCAGGACAAATGAAAAAATTTCCTAAAGCAGCAAAGAATCCTAATTCAAGATTGAGACAAGCAAGAAAAAGATGGAAGTGTTAATGCCAATAAAAGCCTTGACATTTTTGAAGATTTCTGCTATAATTAGTAAAATAGGAAACTATTTTTATATGAAGCACGTTAAAATAATACGTGATGAACAAATTAAAAAAGGACTTAGACTGTGAACCTAGAAGTATTAAGACAAGAAATTGAAGCCGATGAAGGTGTTAAACATGAAACATATCATTGTTCAGAAGGACATTTGACCGGGGGAATTGGACACTTAATAACTGAGTGGGGTGATGAAGAATTATATGGACAACCTTTAGGTACTGCTATATCAGAAGAACAAGTTAAAGATTGGTTTGAGAAAGACGTACAAAGAGCAATAAATGACTGCATATCTTTGTTTGACAATTTTGATGAACTTCCTGAAGATATACAACACGTACTAACAAATATGTCTTTTCAATTAGGCAGACCAAGATTAAGTAAATTTAAGAAGATGATTGCTGCTGTGCATAATGAAGACTATCGTGAAATGGCAACACAGATGGAAGACTCTAGATGGTATAAGCAAACAACAAATAGAGCTAATAGATTAATTGAAAGAGTTTTACAACAGAGTATACCTTCATGACAACTAAAAAAAGAGAACTAACCGATAGACAGAAAACATTTCTAGAAGTTTTATTTGAAAAGGCTCATGGAGATGTTGTACAGGCTAAACTGTTAGCAGGTTATTCTGAGCATACAGCCACATCAGAAATAGTAAACTCCCTTAAAAAAGAAATTATGGAAGCGACAGAAGCCTTTATGAGTAGAAATGCTCCTAAAGCTGCAGTTGCTATGGTAAGTGGGGTTGATGACCCTACACAATTAGGCATGAGAGATAAATTATCTGCATCAAAAGAATTACTTGACAGAGTAGGTATAATTAAAACTGAGAAAGTTCAAGTAGAAGCATCAGGTGGTGTCATGATTCTACCACCAAAAAAGAAATAAGGAGAAATAAATGGCTAATACAAAAAAAAGTGGTAGTAGTATTGATACAATGAGTAGACCTGAATTATTAAAAAAATATGGACCACTAATTAAAGAAAATTTTGGAGCAGAAGAACTTAATTTAATTAAGAGAGAAGGAACAGGTCCGGGTGGAATTATGAGAATGAGAAGTATGATAAAAGATTTTGGTTTTAATACAGGTGGTCTAGTCACAAAAACATATGTTAATCCTGTAACAGTAGTAAATCATTTAAAAAAGTAAGGAATAATAAATGGCTAATATAAAAGTAAAAAAAGGGGATACTCTATCAGGTATTGCTAAAAAATTTGGAACAACTGTTGTTACATTAAAAAAATTAAATAATTTAAAAAGTGCAGATAAAATTAAAGCAGGTCAATCTATTAACATAGGACAAGCATCTGGAACAAGAACAAGTCCACCAAACCCTTTTGCTTCTTTTAAAAAACTTGATAAAACGAAAAAGGCAACTCCAAAAGAGAAACCTACACCTGCTATGAGAAATCAAAAAAAGATGCCTACTAAATCTAGAACAAAGAATGGATAGAAGTTTAGGTAAGTGGAAGTTACCACAACCAACAGATTTAAAAGACGAAGAAGAAACGGAATGGATACAGATACCACGTATAGCTAGAACTGTTCCGTTTGGATACAAAATTAATGACACTGATACTGAATTACTTGACCCTATAGCTTATGAGTTAGAAGCAGTAGAATTAGCTAGAAAACATGTTAAACAATATTCTTTTAGACAAGTAGCAAATTGGCTAACCACAAAAACGGGCAGAGAGATATCTCACGTAGGGTTAAGAAAAAGATTAATGGATGAAAAGCAACGTAAGAACAAAGCTAGAACTCTTAGAAAATGGTCCGAGTATGCCGAGAAAGCAATCCAAAAAGCGAAAGAGATTGAAGAAGGTAGAATCGGAGCAAAAGCCTAGCATACAAGAAATAGACGAAGTAGAGTCTATACCGATTGAAGAACAGAATGTTGTTTTTAAACCTAACGATGGTCCTCAAACGGAATTTCTTGCTGCACCTGAAAGAGAAGTATTATATGGTGGCAGTGCAGGTGGTGGCAAGTCGTATGCTATGTTAGCAGACCCACTACGTTATATGGGTCATCCATCTTTTAGTGGATTGTTGTTACGACACACGACAGAAGAATTAAGAGAACTTATATTTAAGTCAAAAGAATTATATCCTCAAATATGGAAGGGTATCAAGTGGTCGGAAAGAAAGATGCAATGGGAAGCACCATCAGGTGCGAGACTTTGGATGTCTTACTTAGATAGGGATGATGACGTATTAAGGTATCAAGGTTTAGCCTTTAGTTGGATAGGCTTTGACGAATTAACACAATGGTCAACACCTTATGCTTGGAATTACATGAGGTCAAGACTTCGTTCTACTGCACATGATTTACCAGTGTATATGAGAGCAACAACGAATCCGGGTGGTCCGGGTCATCAGTGGGTTAAGAAAATGTTTATTGACCCTGCACCTTATGGAAAGACTTTTGATGCCACAAACATTGAGACAGGGCAACCTCTTAAATATCCTGACAATCATCAAAGAGCAGGTCAGGCATTATTTCAGAGAAGATTCATACCTGCTAAATTGTTTGATAATCCATACTTGTCAACTCAGGGAGACTACGAAGCGATGTTGCTTTCCCTACCTGAACACCAACGTAAGCAGTTGCTTGAAGGTGATTGGGATATTGCAGAAGGTGCTGCTTTTACTGAGTTTAATAGGGATATTCATGCTATTGAACCTTTTCACATTCCAAGAAATTGGGTTAAGTTTCGTGCTTGTGACTATGGTTATGGTTCTTACAGTGCTGTGTTGTGGTTTGCTGTTTCTCCAGATGAACAACTTGTGGTTTATAGAGAGCTTTACGTTTCTAAGGTCCTTGCCACAGATTTGGCAGATATGATATTAGATTTAGAAGCTGATGATGGAAATATTAAGTATGGGGTTTTGGATAGCTCTCTTTGGCATAAACGTGGCGATACTGGTCCTTCTTTGGCTGAACAGATGATTATGAAAGGGTGTCGTTTTAGACCCTCAGATAGAAGTAAAGGCAGTCGTGTATCAGGAAAAAATGAAATACATAGACGTTTACAGATAGATGATTTTACAGAACAACCAAGGCTAGTGTTTTTTAATACGTGTACAAATATAGTTTCTCAATTACCTGCTATTCCTTTGGATAAGAAAAATCCTGAAGATGTGGACACTAGAGCAGAAGACCACTTGTATGATGCTTTAAGATATGGTATAATGACAAGACCGAGATTTAGTATATTTGATTACGACCCTGCAGGTAAGCCTATGCAAAGTATGCCTGTAGCTGATTCAACATTTGGATATTAATATTATGGCAGAAGAAGAAAATAACGAAATTTTAATAGATGATGAAGCAGTATCATTAGAAGATACAAAAGAATCTATTATTACAGATGAGAAAGTAAATGGTATAATATCATTTATTCAAGACAGATATCAACGAGCCGAAGATTATAGAAATAATGACGAAGAAAGATGGCTACGTTCATATAGAAATTATAGGGGGTTATATGGGAGTGATGTTCAGTTCACTGAAGCAGAAAAGTCAAGAGTTTTTATCAAAGTTACTAAAACTAAGACTCTCGCAGCTTATGGACAAATTGTTGACGTGTTATTTGCAGGTAACAAGTTTCCTATCAGTATTGAGCCAACTACTATACCAGAAGGTGTGGCAAAAGATGTTAGCTTTGACCCAAAAGAGCCTGAACAGTTGCGTGGCAGTGGTGAAGAAGTTTCTCCTTATGGTTTTGAAGGGGATGGAGTGGATTTTCCAGAAGGTGCAACTGAAAAATCTTTGCTTGATAGGCTTGGTCCTTTGGAAGAAAAGTTGGGTAAAATTGAAAACCTTAAAGAGGAAAGTGGGAAGACTCCTACGTCAATAACTTTTAGTCCTGCAATGGTTGCAGCTAAAAATATGGAACAAAAAATAATGGACCAACTTCAAGAGTCAGGTGCTACTAAACAACTAAGAAGCACAGCTTTTGAAATGGCATTATTTGGTACAGGAGTAATGAAAGGACCTTTCGCTACGGATAAAGAATATCCTAATTGGAGCGATGAAGGTGATTATACTCCTATTTTTAAAACTGTTCCTTCAACAACACATGTATCGGTATGGAATTTTTTTCCTGACCCTGATGCTGCGAACATGGATGAAGCACAGTACGTAATTGAAAGACATAAGATGTCAAGAACTCAGTTACGAAGTTTAAAAAAGAGACCTTACTTTAGAGCTAATGTTATTGATGAGGTAGTGCAACAAGGAGAAGATTATACTAAAAAGTATTGGGAAGATGATTTAGCAGATTATGCACCTGAACATGGAATAGATAGATTTGAAGTTCTTGAGTATTGGGGTATGTGTGATATTGCAATGCTAGAAGAAAATGGTGTAGACATTCCTAAAGATTTATCTGAGTTTGATGAATTACAAGCAAATATATGGGTATGTAATGGTAAAGTATTAAGAATGGTTATTAATCCATTTAAACCTGCTAGAATACCTTATATGGCAGTACCATATGAATTAAATCCATATTCGTTCTTTGGTGTAGGTGTAGCTGAAAATATGGATGATACACAGACACTAATGAATGGCTTTATGAGAATGGCAGTTGATAATGCAGTGTTATCAGGAAACTTACTCATAGAGGTAGACGAAACAAATTTAGTTCCGGGTCAAGACTTATCAGTATATCCGGGTAAAGTATTTAGAAGACAGGGTGGAGCACCGGGTCAAGCAATCTTTGGCACGAAGTTTCCTAATGTTTCTAATGAGAATTTACAACTGTTTGACAAAGCTAGACAGTTGGCAGATGAGAGTACAGGTATGCCATCGTTTGCTCATGGTCAAACAGGTGTAACTGGTGTAGGTAGAACTGCATCAGGTATATCAATGTTAATGAATGCTGCAGCAGGTAGCATTAAAACTGTAATTAAAAATGTAGACGATTATTTATTAAGACCTTTAGGCGAAGGCTTTTTTAGATTTAATATGCAGTTTAATTTTAATCCTGACACTAAAGGTGATTTAGAAGTTAAGGCAAGAGGAACTGAGAGTCTTATGGCTAACGAAGTACGTAGTCAAAGACTTATGCAATTTTTACAGGTTGCATCAAATCCTGCTCTTGCACCTTTTGCTAAATTTCAATATGTTATTCGTGAGATTGCAAAGGCAATGGATTTAGACCCTGATAAAGTTACCAACAATATGGATGAAGCAGCAATTCAAGCAGAGTTAATGAAAGAGTTTCAAGCTCCATTAGCTGAAGGACAACCTCAACAACAAGGGCAACAACAACAATCCCCTGCAGGTGTAGACCCCAATGACCCAACAGGAGCAGGTGGTGCGACAATAGGAACAGGAGTAGCACCAACTCCGGGAGAACAAGGATTTACAGGAGTACCTCAAAATAGTGGACAAGCAAATATTGAGCAAACTGAAAACACTGGTGAGCAACAATCACCAATGGGAAGCATTCAGTAATTATATAGATGCTCTTATTGAGCAACAACATAAAGCTATAGAACAAACAGATAATGCTGTGCTTATGCATAGATGTCAAGGTGCTATAGCTACTTTACGTAGACTTAAATTGATGAGAGACGAAGTAAATAAAAATGCTTAATGATGAAGTAACATATGTAGATGATACTACAACTAAAATGCCTTCTGCATTTGAAAAGATGCAAAGAAAACTTAGAATTGCAGATAAAGAAAACAAACCTTTATTTAAAAGTGATGAAAAAGCAGGAGAAAGATTAAAAAAAAGTATTAAGGGATATTTAATAGGTATTCCTGCTATGGTGTCAGAAGGTTTTGATATTACAAAAGCAATAGTTGATGAAGCAAAAAAAAATCCTACTGCTTTAACTGCTAAAACTTTATCTCCTATTGTAGATGAAGTACAAAAAATATTAGGCAGAGAAAACTTTGAAAAGCAACTCAAAAAATTAGGTATAGAGTCTGACCCAAATGACCCTTATCAAATAGCAGGGGAACTATTATCTCCTACAGGACCTTTATTGGTTTCTTCTAAAATATTAAAAAAAGGTGCAACTTTTGTAAAAGATAAAACAGAAGATTTTTTTAAAAGTATATCTCCGGGTGGTGGCAGTGGTGGAGCAGCATTTGAAACTGCAGGAGCAGGTAAAATAACAAAACCTGTTAAAGCTATGGATGAGACAAAGGCTTTAAACCATCCTATGATTATAGGCAGTAAATCTCCTGAAGGTCAAGCTGCTATAAAAAGTTATGAAAATTTAAGAACAGAAAAACCTAAATTAACACAAGATGAAGTTTATTTAGAAACAGGTGTATACATAGGACCTGATGGCAAATACAGATATAATTTAGATAATAGAACTGCTAAGATTAATGATAATTTTAAAAAAAATGAAGATATAATAAATGTAGACAATTTTAAGAAAGGTGATATTAAAACCTTTTTATTAAAAGATGTAATGGACTTTAAAAATTTATATTCTCAATATAACAAACCTTTTTACAATGTAGATAATAAATTAGTGTCAACAAAATTAGAAGATGTAAAAGTAAGATTTGTTAAAGAAGAAAAGTTAGGACTAGGCAGTTATAGTTTTTCTGATGATGTTATTACAATTAATTTAGAAAGTAACTATATAAAAAACTCTGACCATTGGTTTTCTACGTTATTACATGAAACTCAACATGCTATTCAACATAGAGAGGGATTTATTACAGGTGCTAATGTTGAATCTGTTTTAAAGAAAAATAATTCTAAAGATTATGAAGATTATATAAAGTATAAAGATGATAAAATTACCTTATCAAAAGAAAGAGAAGCAGAAATAAGAAAATCTTATCAAAAAGCATTAGAAGAATATAGAGATAAATATGGAGAGATAGAAGCAAGATTTGTACAAAAATTATACAAAGACAGAGTAAAGAATAATTTAAATGAATTTGAGGTAAGAGAATTAACCCCTCTTAAAGAAAAAAGTATAAAAGGAACTAATGTATTTGATACAGGGGGTAATAAAGTTCAAAATTTAGCAGACCCTGATAAATTTAGATATGAAAATGTTAATAAAAAAGTAAAACCTACTAATGTTAATTTGCATAATGATTTAAATGATTTAGAGCTTATTACAGGATATGTAAATACAGGACAAAGTGGTAAATCAGGTGTAGGTAAAAATGAAATTATAAATAGATTTGAAAGTAATTCTACATTAAAAGAAAAATCAATTAATGCTTTAAATAAAAAGAATGCAATAAACCCTGAAACAAATACAGTTACAGTTTATAGAGCTATAATAACAAGAGATGGCAAACAAATTAATCCTGAAAATAAAATATCTGCATCTTTGTCTGTAGATAGTTTAATTAAAAATGTTAATGAGTTTACCAAACAATCTTTTGGAGAAGGTCTAACTGCAAAATCAAAAGTTGGGATGTTTGATAATGTATTTATAGCAAAGTATGAAGTTCCTAAAGAAAATGTAATTGGATATTTACCTGCTTTTAAAAACAATATAAATAAAGATGTAAATAAAGTATTAAATGATAAAGGATTTGGACAAGAAAAAATAGCAGGATTTCAAAAAATAAAAAATCAAACTAATCATGCTAAAAAACTTATAGATGAACAAGATGAAATATTAGTAGATGTTTCTAATGTTAATATGCAAGTTATGAAAAATTTAAAAGGTGCTAATAGACCTATTTCACAAACAGGTAGTTTTAATAAAATTATTCAAAAAATAGCAACAGGACAAATTAAAACATTAGAAGACTTAAATGCTAATATGTCTTCTAGTCATTTTGTATTAGAGGATATTTCTGTACCAAATGCTAGAGAATTAGAGCAGGTAGAAAGACAAAAGTTTTTAGATTATTATAAAAATTTTTTTAAGGTAAAAAATATGAACAAAGGTGGAGGCATTATGAAACAACAAATGGAATTATTTGAGGAAGGTGGACTCAAAGATGAGGGAAACACAGTTGACCCTGTATCAGGCAATGAAGTTCCACCGGGTTCTAATCAAGAAGAAGTAAGAGATGATATACCTGCACAGTTAAGTGAAGGGGAATTTGTATTTCCTGCAGATGTCGTAAGATACATAGGCTTAGAAAAACTTATGGTCATGAGACAGGAAGCTAAAGCAGGTCTTGCACGAATGGAAGAAATGGGTCAAATGGGTAATTCAGATGAAGCAACATTACCTGATGACATGCCATTTAAAACGTCTAGTGAAGAAGATGATATGCCTTTTACTATGGAAGACCTTGACACAGAGGAAGAAACAGAGTATAATAGAGGTGGAGTAGTTCATGCTCAAGCAGGAACATTTATAGCTAATAATCCTAATGTAACGACACAACAATCTATGTTTCAAAATCAAAATTTACCATCAAGTAATATAACACAACCTGTTAATTATAATGTACCTAACATACCTGCACCTGTAGGTGGATTTACACCTAAATTTAGTGGGCAAGTAGGACAAACAGGACAACAAGGTACTACACCTACATTTCAAACTTTAATAGGTAGAAATCCGGGTCAATATGATGAGATGCGTGAATATAGAAATGAAGCAGGTATGAAATTAAATATACCATTTAAAAATGGAGAACCTATATATCCAATACCTGAAGGCTATACTTATATAGACCCTGAAGCTACAAAAACTGAAGAAGTAACGACTAAAGAAGTAAAACCTCAAACTGCTAGAGTTGTAGAAGAGCAAGGTGGAGATGCTTTGGACAATAAACCGGGTGGAGCAGTTGATTTAACGGGTGCTAATTTGAGTTATAAGTCTATGTTTAACATGGACAAATTAGATACTGAATTGAGAAATATAGCAGTTAATCAAGTTGACCTTTTTAATAGTTATGCTACTGTTGAAAGAGGATTAACAGGAAAAATAGACCTTAACAACGCAATCTTACAAGCACAGGTAGTGGCTATGACAGATTTTAAAAAGAAGGTGAGAGGTACTATAGATTTTAATTTAGTTGATTTAGATGATGACAACAGAAATAAATTAGCTGACGAACTTAATCTACAAAAAGCAAAGTATGAAAATTTATTTACGGATGCAGAGGGTAAAACTTTATCCCTTCAAGAATTGATTGATAAAACGAATAAAATATCAAAAAAATTGGGAAGACAAAGAGATAGTTTATCTATGAATGATTTTACTGTTGTCACTAAGACAGGAAAAAAGACTAATATAGTTAGTAAAAAGAAAGTAAATTCGGTGCTTCGTACATTGGTGGCTGATGAGGATTTTCAAAGAGGAAGACAAGTACAAAAAAATGAAGAAATTTTTAAGAAACAAGATATAGAAGCAGGTAAAGACCCAAAGAGAAGTGACGATAGTTTTGACCCCTCTGCACCAACGACTATGAGTGATTTTGGTTCTGCAACAGACCAAGCTGACCCTGATTTTCAGCCTGTGGCAAAAGGTGGACTACTTAAAAAGAAAAAACCCAAAGTTAAGAATATGAAGCGAGGTGGATTGGCTTCAAGATAACAATCCACAATATGTACTAGCTACTTATCCCCCAACAAGATGGCTACGATAACCCTAGGAGAAAAATATGGCTGAAGAAGCTAAAGAAAAAGTAATGGTGAAAGATGCTACACCAAAGAAAAAAGCATTTATAAGTAAACCTTATTCACAAGAAGAAAGGTTAAAGCGAGACGAAGAAGAATTAGAAAAGCTATTAAAAGAGCAAAAAGGTGAAGCTGAAAAACCTGAAACTGAAGAAAAGAAGGAAGATGAAGCAGAACCGACAAATGCTGAAGAAAAAACTTTTAAAAAGCGATATGGTGACTTACGAAGGCACACACAGGAAAAAGAACAGCAGTTTCAAAAGCAGTTAGATGAATTAAAGTCTCAATTAGAGAAAGCAACTAAAAAAGAAATTAAACTGCCTAAATCAGAAGCTGAAATAGATGAGTGGTCTAAAGAGTATCCTGATGTAGCAGCAATAGTTGAAACCATAGCAATGAAGAAGGCTAAAGAGCAATCTGAATCTATTAATAAAAAGTTAAAAGAAATAGATGAGTTGAATGCTCAAACTGCAAAAGATAAAGCAGAAGTACAACTACTACAAATACATCCTGATTTTGCAGACATAAGAGATAGTGATGACTTTCACGAATGGGCAGAAGAACAACCTAAATGGGTACAGGATGCACTATATGAAAATAGTGAAGATGCAAGGTCAGCAGCAAGAGCTATTGACTTGTACAAATCAGATAGAAACATTAGTAAGCCAACTAAGGAAAAGAGTAGTAAGAGTGCTGCTTCGGAAGTTAAAGCGAAAAGTACAAGGTCTGTTCCTGATAGTGAGGGAGCATCTAATAAAATACTTGAATCGGCTGTTCAAAAAATGTCTGCGACAGAATACGAAAAAAGAGCAGACGAAATAATGGAAGCTATTAGGTCAGGGAATTTTGTATATGACTTATCTGGTTCAGCTAGATAGGAATATAACATGGCAAAATTTTATGTTCCTATGCAAAAGGAGGAATACTTAGCACCTTTTGGTCCTATAATGGGATACAAACATATGTCGGATTCATTTGTTAAGAATATGAATAAGGCAATGAATCCTGATTTAGAAGATTGGTCTGGGCATTTAGTAGGTAAAGTTAAACAAGAATTAAAGTTTGATAAAAAAATTGAACATCTATTCTTAAAAGAGTTTTCCCAATTTATTGGTAAGCTAAATAACTTTGCAGAATACAGACATTCTTTTGGTGTTAAAAAACTAGACACTGTTAATAATAATTATGGTGTTCAAATTGTTTCAGGGTGGTTTGTAAGACAATTTGAAAATGAATATAACCCAATTCATATCCACACAGGTGCAAGAATGTCCTGTGTTGGATACTTATCTTTACCTGATGGTATAGAAAAAGAATGGGAGACTGACTATAAAGACCATCATCCTGCAAATGGACATATCCAATTTGTATATGGAACACCATCAGGATACAGTCAGACTAATTTTATGGTTAAGCCACAGGTAGGAGACTTTTATGTTTTTCCTGCAGAGTTATTTCACTGTGTTTATCCATTTAAAACTAAAGGAGAGAGACGTTCCTTTAGTGTTAACTTTAACTTTATTGAAGTTCCTAAAGAAAAGGTTGACAAATAAGTAATTCTATATATAACTATATATAGTTGAAGTGTAATATAACCCCATATTTGGATACTTATACTACATTTAAACAGGGTCAAGAGACCCTACCTCACTTTAAAGATTACCCAATTATGTGAGCCTACAGAAGACTAGCTATCTAACGTACAACCTCAATGCATGAATGGTCCTTGTAAAGTAAAATGACTAAAAATAGCATACCTTTGTATGTGTGTGTGATAAATGTTAAAGGAGATTATAATGGCATTTTCAGCAGCATCAGGTTATGGTAACCTTCCTAATGGAAATTTTAGTCCTGTTATTTACAGCAAACAGGTGCAACTTGCGTTTCGCAAAGCATCTATTGTTGATGCAATCACTAATAATGATTATTTTGGTGAGATTGCTAACATGGGCGATTCCGTTAAGGTTATTAAAGAACCTGAAATTACAGTTAAGTCTTATGCACGTGGTACTACTATCACTCCACAAGACCTTGACGATGAAGAGTTTTCATTAACTATTGATAAAGCAAACTACTTTGCTTTCAAAGTTGATGATATTGAAGAAGCTCATAGCCATGTTAACTTTCAAGAGTTAGCATCTAATAGAGCAGCATATAGACTTTCCGACCAATTTGACCAAGATGTACTTGGTTACTTATCAGGTTGGAAGCAGTCATCAATGCATGGTACACCAGACACTGCAAATAGTACAGTGAATGGAGCTAAAGCAGTATCTACTGCAGGTTCAGACGAACTATTATCATCTATGAAATTAGATGCTAGTGACTTTACTGATGGTTCAGGAACTGCAGGTAGTGCAAGTAATAGTATCATTGTTGCACCTAGAACAGGTGGAGCAACGGATTCTACTCCTGCTGCAGGAAGTACTTATCCATTGACTATAATTGCTAGAATGGCAAGAAAGCTAGACCAACAGAATGTAGATACTAATGGTCGTTGGCTTGTACTTGACCCTGTATTTATAGAACTATTAAAGGATGAAGATTCAAGACTATTCCAAGCTGATTGGGGTGGAACTGGTATTCAAAATGGATTAGTTCTAAATAATTTACATGGGTTTAAAGTATACAGTTCCAATAACCTACCTGCTAAAGGTACAGGACCTGCAACTGCTGCTGCTTCAAATACCTCTAACTATGGTATTATTGTAGCAGGACATAGCTCATCTGTAGCTACTGCAGAACAAATCAACAAGACAGAGACTTATAGAGACCCTGATTCTTTTGCTGATATTGTTCGTGGTATGCATTTGTATGGCAGAAAGATTCTTCGCCCTGAAGCAATCGCTACTGCAATCTATAACATAGCTTAAGAGGAGATTTAATTATGGCTTTAGGTGATAATACTACTTCTCCTGCACGTGGTGTAGGTGCTAGAGGGAGACATCCTTACATGATTCAGCATGAACTTAATTTTGCGACTGCTGCTTCAGATAAGGGTACTGCTCTTGCTGCTAATGACGTTATTCCGGGGTTAACTATTCCTGCTAACACAGTAATACTTAACGCAGGTCTTGAAGTTACCGAAGCTCACGCAGGTACTTCAACTGACACTGACTTTGATTTCGGTATAACAGGTGGAGACCTAGATAACTTCGTTGATGGATTTGATTTTGATGGTGCATCAGTAGGTGATTACGCAATGAAAGCAGGACAAACTCCTGTTCTTGTTGGTGCAACTTCTGATACTATTGATATTGAAATTCAAGCCATGACAGGTACAACTACTGGTGGAAAAGTCAGAATGTTTGCCGTTGTTATGAATGTTGATGACCAAGGTGACTTGGCTGCCAACGAAGTAGACAGAGACACATTAGCATAGTGTGAAACTTAATTAGGGTGGCAGGGCAACTTGCCACTCTATCTTTATAATGGAATTATTATGGCAGAAAGTTACCTTTCATACACAAATAAAGTACTAGCTAGATTAAATGAGGTTCAATTAACCTCTTCTAATTTTTCTAATGCTAGAGGTATACAGGTACAAGCACAAAATGCAGTTAATGAATCCATTAGATATATTAATCAAAAAGAATTTCAATACCCTTTTAATCATTCCACTAAAACAGAAACTTTAGTTCCGGGAACTATAAGATATTCAATACCTACTACTGCTAAGACAGTAGACTATAATACATTTAGAATAGTAAAAGATTCTGATTTAGGTTCAAGTGGGGGTAGGTTATACGTTCTAACATATAATGAATATGTTAATAACTATATAGCTCAAGAAGATGATGTAGTTACAAACAATTTAAATGGGTCATTAAATGATTCAGCAACAACAATAACAGTAGATAGTACAACAGGATTTGATTCTGCAGGAACAATATATATTGAGAACGAACAAGTGACGTATACAGGAACATCTAGTACTACTTTTACTGGATGTACAAGGGGAGCAAATAGCACAACTGCTGCTTCTCATAGTGATGATGTGCAAGTTGCACAATTTGATGTAGGTGGAATGCCACAATATGTTACTAGAACTCCTGATAATAACTATTTATTGTACCCTTTTCCTACTAAAGCATATTCCTTAAAGTATGATTACTTTTCTTTTCCTACAGATATGTCTGTACATAGTAGTACAACAACTATACCTGATAGATTTGCTGCAGTTATAGTAGATGGAGCTACTGCTTTTGTCTATCAATATAGAGGAGAAACAAATCAATATCAATTAAACTTTGGTAGATTTGAACAGGGTATAAAAAATATGCAGACATTATTAATTAATAGATTTGAATATGTAAGGTCTACTTACATACCAAGAACAGGTAAATCAGCTAGTGCCGATTTAAACATAAGAGTAAATTAATATGGCAGATTCTTCTCAAGTAACACCTGTAGCATTTAACTGTGAAGGTGGGTTGGTTCTTAATCGTTCTACCTTTATGATGAAACCGGGTGAAGCATTAGAACTAGAAAACTTTGAGCCTGATATAGAAGG